TGCAACAGGGCGGCTATGACATCACCGAGATTTCAAAGAATATCCTTGATATCTCAAGAATGACTGGTGAGAGTGCAACCACTCTCTCATCTGATTTTACTGCTTCAATTCAACAATGGGGTATTAGCGCAAGCCAGACTAGCGGGTTCATGAATGAGATTTATCAGACTGCTCAGGCAGCTCGCGTTCCAGTTACCTCAATCCTAACCGACCTCAATACCTATGGGCCGGTTATCGTGGCTTCCGGCCTAAGCCTGCAGACTGTGATTCCAATTATAGGCAACATTGAAAGCAAGGGCGAAGATGTCACGCGCACATTTCAGGGGATGGCCTACTCCTGGGCAAACTTGGCAAAAGACATAGCCGCGCCGAGTAAGACTACTCAGGGAGCGATTGACGATCTGCAAAAGTCCGCGAACAAGCTGGGCATTCAACTGAACAGCACTGCCAACGACCAGCAAGCCTTGTTCTATGGAGTTGCAGACGGGATAATCAGTGATTCAGACGCTTCAAATCTCTTCGGCGCGCGGTTCGCTGCGAATATAACTCAAATAATCAAGGAAGGTGGCATGACTGCTACGCAGTTCGGCCAACTTATGCAGGGCGTCACCACTAACCTTGATGCAACTGGGCAGCAAACCATCACGTTTGCTAACTCTATTGACATAATGAAGAACGCCCTCGAGATCGCGTTGAACCCTCTTGGTGAGGAACTGATCGCGGCGTTCACGCAACTTTTCCCACTAATAAAAACTGGAATTGGACTTATTGGTGACATAACTGGTGCATTTGGTGCCTTACCAATGCCGGTCGCTGACGTTGTTTTCGGCATCGCAGCATTCGTCGCCGCCCTTGGTCCGGCTATTGTCATTGTAGGCACATTAAGCCGCAGCATTGGAGATATCGTCAAAGGTTTCGGGGCATTGGTCAACGCTGCCACAAGGGCGGTAAATGTTACCTCGCAAGTGTTGGGCGTCGTGGGTGATGCAGTAAGCGGCGTCGCGTATGGCGTGGCAAGTGCAGGTCAAGCAGCAGGCGGCGCGGCAGAAGGCGCCGCTGCCACAGCTGAGGCCGGAGCTACAGACGGAGCTACTGAATCAGCATTAGCATACGCAGCTGCCGCGAGCACCGCTGCAGATGAAACGACTGCTATGACGGCTGCAATGATAGGGGCCAGCGCAGCCACAATCGCTGAAGAGGGCGCGTTAGATGGTGCGGCAGCCTCGACAGTTGCCGACTCTTTGAGTGTCGATGAATTGGCCGGAAGCAATGCGGTGACAGCGGTAAGCACCGATGTTTTGGCGGCATCTGAAGACGCATTCGCGGCAAGTTCTGTAGCCGCCGATGTGGCCGTAGATGGCGGTTTGCTCGCAACATTACCCGAGCTGTTACCTATCATCCTAGCCGTGGCTGCAGCAATCGCTGTGGTGATTGGCGTCCTTGTACTTGTCGCCGCTGCCTTCCTTGCAGCTTACACTTATTCTGAAACCTTCCGTGACACACTTGGGAAGTTAGGGAGTGTTGCTACTGAGCTTGGCGGCCATCTCTCAGCGGCGTTCGGCGACATAATGAGTGGCAAGCTCAATGACGCAATGAATGAAGTCACGAAGGGCTTCGGCGATGCTTATAACGAACTTTCTGCGATGGATTGGGGGACCATTGCGTCCAAGATCGAAACCGAGACTATGGCCGGCTTGGAGGGCTTGGCTTCTAGGATTTCGACCTGGTTTAGTTCCGTAGATTGGACTCAGTTAGGTGGCCAAGCAATTACGCTCATTTATAATGGGATGATGGCTGCCGTAAGTGTCGTATCTGCGGTAGCTGTAGCTCTTGGAACATACCTAGAGAACGTGGATTGGGGGACAGTCGGGAACGAAATAATCACATACATCACGACGGCGATGGGGGCTTACGAGGCGGCGTGGACTGCCCTCGGTGCTGCGATACAAAACTGGCTTAACACATTTGATTTCGGTTCGTGGGGTAGGAAAATCGGGAACCTACTTGGCGAAGGGATCGTGGCAGGTCTTTCGGCATTAGAGAGTTTCAGTCAATTACTTATCAACTGGATTGAAGGGGCGACTGCAGGCGGTGGTGGTGGTGGCGCAAGTGGCGCAGCAACTTCCGCAGGCACAAGCACCGGAAAAACGTTCACAGATGCCTTCGGCACCGCAACTGAGGGCATGGCTCAAGGAATCCAGTACCAGCTCAGCCGTATCAACGTTGATTGGAACCAGCTTTTCAAAGACACAGGCCAAATCGCACACGACGCCGGCGTTTTGATGGGAATTGAGTTATACAACGGCATCGCCGATAACCTCAAGATTAATATTCCGGGCATAATGACCATTCAGCTGCCGCACATTAATGACGCGGACGCGATGCAGAACCTCCACAACGACGCCGCGCTGGCGGTTGCCGAGGTTCCTATTTCTGTCTCTCCTGACCTATCCAACATCGCAGGCTTTCACAATCAGATACTTCACGCAGCCGGCGGCGACCCGAGTGATCCAACACCCGCTTATGTGCAACTGGCGAACAACGACCAGGTAAAACTTCAGGTAGCCGCCGCAACTGCCGGCCCCAATATGGCGAATGTCTATGTAGTCAATACTGACGGCACTATCAAGGCGCCAATAGCGATGAATGCCAGTGGGCCTTTCCCTGTCAATGCTTACGTCGTTGATCCTGACGGAACCGTTCACCAGACTATTGCTTCTAACTCAAAAGGGCCTTTCCCAGTTGGCGCGTATGTCGTTGACCCGAACGGATCAATCCACGAAGTAATAGATGCAAATTCAAAAGGACCGTTCAATGTGAATGAAGTAGTGGTCGATCCGGACGGCACGATTCATCAGATAATAGCTTCTAACTCAAAAGGGGCGTTCCCGGTTGGTGTGTATATTCTAAATCCCGATGGCACATTAACGGAAGTGACGAAGGCAGCGGTTCAAGGGCCGTTCACCGTATCAGTCAGTGTAGCCTCTGCCGAACTAGCAGCGTCAGTTACCGCCGCTATTAATCAGGGCGAGGCTAATGCTAATGCAGTTCAGCCTGCAGCGGGGACCGGATCGAACCCATCCGTTACCGGCACGAAAGCTGGCTCTCCAACTGCGATCGGAGCAGTTGTCGGCGCACGCCCAGGCGGTGTGCCAATCATAGTAGCCGAAGCCGGCGAACCCGAAGTGGTCGTTCCGTGGCACAGAGTTGGTGAACCGTGGGAAACGTTAATTCCGTCCTTGCAGCGATTCGGGGCCGGTGGTATTGTAGTTCCTTCCGGTGCGAAGCCGGTAGACTGGAACGATGCACTAACTCACATGCCCAGATTCGGAGCCGGTGCCGTGGTAGATGGTTCAAGCATCACGAATCTAGCGGCGTTAATCGGCGCGAACGCAATTCAGCGGGACGCACCGCAATATTCCCTTTATATCTCAGTCGATTCGGAGAACATAAAACGCGAGGTATTCGCAGCGATTCAAGAGCTTGAACAATACCATCACTTAGTAGGATAAGAACATGACCGAAACTTGGATTCTCAAAACGTCAGATGGCGAGGTTTACAATCTTCAGGTAGCGCCGACCGATGATCCGACGTGTTACGATGGTATCTACAATCTTATGGAAGGCGTTACAGGTCATCACGGCATGCCGGTCACGCTTACCTCAGACACCGTTCCGAACATCGCCGGTGCCGAACTGAGACAAGTGCAGTATGGCATCCGGACGGTTTATCTACCGCTCTTTATCCGAGGCAACTCAGCGGCAGAGTTTCATCACAACTTTGCAAAACTGCGACAGTCACTTGATCCGAATCAGGACACTCAACTTTGGGTGACGAACGAAGAAGGCGAGACTCGCGTTCTTTACTGCCGATATAGCAAGGGTTTCGATAATGCAACGGATGACTCCGCCTCGAAAGGATTGAGTTGGACATTTCTGCCGTTATATATGGACGCACTTGATCCTTTTTGGTACGATCCTCCTGGCGCTGAGATATCAAACAACTACTCGAGCGACCCGTGGAGCACTGACTTCCTTACATTCACCGTTCCGGTCGGCATCGCGGCTGACGGGATGACCGGCGACACGACACTCACACTCGACAGCACCGACAACCTTGTGGCCGGCATGCCTCTTGAACTTCACGCGGGGCAGACCATCGTATCCGACACGCCATATATCACGGAGAGTCTGGAAGAGGAAAAAGTAGGCGATAGCATGCAATACGAGTCTTCAGTGTCGGTATCCACTGAAACCTCGACTGTGCAGGTCAATCAGGCTTACCACGTATCCGGAACTGTGGTGTCCCAGAATCAAAACCTTTCAAGTTCAGTAGTCACGATCACCGAGACAGACCCGAATGGCGTTACGACGACGCATACTGCTGTCACCAACAATTCAGGTAACTATGTTCAAACAATAGTTAGTGATATCAACGGCGTTTACACGTATCAGGTCAACTACAACGGCGATGCAACGCATTTGCCTTCGACAGCAGTGACGTCGATTACAGTCGGAACCGTTGTAGCAACCACACTCACACTCACATCATCGAATGCTAACCCTGCGCCAGGCGCGTCATTTAATTTAACCGGAACACTGGCCACCACTGGCGGGGGCGTAGCGAGTCAACCGATTAACATTTATAAAAAGACCGCGACGGCCAATGTACTCGTAGGAAGCGCTCACACTAATTCGAGTGGTGTGTATTCGTTTCCTCGCAAAGAAACTACATCCGGTTATTGTCACTACTCAGCAACGTATGCCGGCGATGCAATCTCAACCACATCGGCTAAACAAGACCCGGGCATAATGGGTTGGCTTGAATGGCTATTTGAAAAGATATTTGGGCTGCTGGAAGGGCTCTTTAAGGCCGGGCGTTACTCCGCTTCTAATGCATCGCTGGTTCTCAAGATAGGCAGTCCCACTTATTCGATTGAATATCAGGCCGCGCTACCTCCGAGCATGATAAACGATGGAGAGATTCAGTACTTTGCCGCTCACGGTTTCAATGGCATAATCTGCATTGCAGAGAAGATTGGCGATCCGTATTCGATTGAGAAAGGAGTTATAACTGGCCAGGGCTTGTGGGCCGCTATTGATATCTCAGTCGTGACGAACAGCGCCGCAAGCATCCAGACTGGCGCAATCGCAACGTGGCTCGCATCACTCTATGCTGCAGGATGGCGCACCTTTGCTGGTTTCAATACAACCGGCAGAAGCGGCGATCCGGCATATATCGCTTCTCTTGGTGCAGGTGCGAGATACATAAACTACAGTTCAACGCCGCGAAAAGGAACTACGACAAACCCTGACATTGACGGGACAGGCGTTTACCAGAACACCTTCCAGTTTTGTAACCCGAACGCGATTCCATCTATCGAAGCATGGACACAGGCCGCATTTATCGCGAGCCCTAGCGTCAAGAGCGGTTTAATGGCACAAGTGCTTCCGAACGATGCAAACGGCATTAACCAGATACTCGCCAATGCAGTAAAGGATGATTGTCCGGATTACACGTGCATCCTCGATTGGAGCGAAGGTAATGCTACAGGAATGACGCACTTCTGTATCTGGTTCCAACCAAAATACAACGCGGTTACAGCTCGTGACATAGAGAACGAACAGGTCGTTCTTTACAAGTCCCTCGGCTTCGAGCAGATCGTTACGGAGATGAAGAAATATTATCCCGCCACCGTCTCTACGTGGTCGCCCCCTACATTGAAGGCCACTGAGTTGACAGTCACGCACGTCGATGGGGTGGAACTGGTAACGTTCTCTGGCCAGCTCACGACAATTACCGACGGTGCGGCACTTGTGGGGAAGACGATCACCCTGCAGGAACTCCCACAGTCAAGTATATCGGGAGCCACGACCTTCGCAACTGCGTCTACTTCATCAAAGAATATCACCGTAGCGACTGGAACTGGGGCTACATTTGTCTCCGGACATGCACAGGCGGTTACAATATCTGATGCGAACAATACAGAAACCAACTCAATTACTTCAATCTCAGGCGACGTGATAACGTTAACAAACTACCCCTCACATACCTACACAAATGGGACTATTACTGCGGTGAGCTACCCATCTGGGCAACCAACGATAGGTGTAACGTGCGCCGCATCATTCGTAGCGGGGGATGTGGTGACTGTTTCGGATAATACTCCGTATTCTGAGAGTAGGACTGTATCAACGGTTAATTACACGGTTAACACCATCACGTTCACGACTAACTTAACTAATACCTACACCATAGCAAAATCGGCTAGTGTATTAGGCACGTGGACTGACCGCGCAGCCACAGCTACGACAGATGCTAATGGAAAGTATTCAATTCCATACGATCCCACGCCAGCTGGAAAACACGTATTCCGGCTAAAGTATGCAGGTGACGGCACGCACATGGCAGTTTACGCGCCCACATTAGGGATAACGATCTACGCCGATGTGCTGCTTAATGACGAATCGGTCATGCAGCTTACTTCTATTGTCAGCGTTGACAGTCCTACCGTAATAACCATCGCCGATGCACTTACGAATGATTACCTTGTTTCAGCCGATGCTTACGCTGTAGAGATAGACCCGAATGACTGCTTCCTGACTAACACAACGAGTCTCGATGAGGCTCTGACTGCTGATGCGGTTCAGGGGGCATATACTGTAAAGTTAACTGACACTACCGGCTGCATTGCAGGGCATCCCGTGACACTTCTCAACAATCCAGCGTCCCCCCGGCTGCCTGGCACGACCGTCACTGAAACAAATGTCATAGCTTCAGTTGATAGTCAGACACAACTCACCCTTGTAAATGCATTAGCCAACACCTACGCCGTCACGGATAATGCCGAGATAGTAGATACGTTTGCCATCGTGCCACGTGCTCTAAATCCTGACTGCGAACTTGTTATCTTCTGGATGCGAGGTTGCCCACCGTGTTATACAGCCAAGAAACAACTCTTAGCGATCAAGGCTGCGATGAACCCAACTGACGATCCGACCGGCCTACAGGTCACATTTGTCGAGATTCAGGATCACGTAGGACAGGTAGACGAATTGGGCAACCTGAACGTTGGGATGGATCAGGCAGCTATCTTGTACCCTGACGCCTACAACTTCGCAGCAAATTGTGGCCCCCCGCCACCGGCGTCGTATGGAGTTATCAATAGTGAAAAGGGCATGATGCCGGCAGTTATCTCCGTTTATCGGAGTGGATTATGGATTAAGTCGTGGTGTGGTGTGCATACCACCGGAGTTGACCCCATCGCAAGCGACGTGATCGAGGATACATGCGGTCCCGCAACCGCGTGGCGACTTGGCACGAGCTCAATCGGCTTTCAGGTCGTTATTCCGAGCGGTGGCGAGGCGATCTCGTATCCAGTCTGGACTATCACAGGGCCAGGACAGACACCTACATTCACAAACGTTACCACGGGAGATGTATTTCAACTGAATCACGAGCTAGTCGCAGGTGAGACGGTCATTGTAGATGCGACTGAGGAAAGTCATACGGTCGGCAGCACTGCATCAGCGGACTTCGTTGGAAGTGGCTATATGAAAACAGAAACCTGTCCCACTTGTCACGGTACTGGTGTCGTAGCAGCGTGTGCGACTTGTGGCGGCCAGGAAATTTGCCCTACCTGCCACGGCACCGGCATTATCAGCGTATGGGTAGCATCCTCAACGGGTTCAACGAACGATGTCGGCAGCATGTATAACCTCCGTTTCCAGATGGACCCGAATGGCAATACGTTCTGGGGATTCGCGCCTACGGCTACCGTCATTCAGGTCGAAATGGGACTCGTGCAATACGGAAGTAGCATTATCAATATGCAATTAGTGAAGCGTTACGCAGGAATTTAAATGCCAGGAAGCCCATTAATAGAAGCAGAGCACAAGATAATATTGCGCGATGAAACCACGTTTGAGGACATCGGTGAGGTTACACGCTTCACGCAATGGCAACATACGCTGAAGCTCAACGATGTTTCGTCGTGGCAGCTCGATATGCGAACGCAGGACTTCAACAGTTATGATATAGATGTTACTACGGGGATACAACTCTGGCGTGACGACGTGCTGCTTATTGATGGGCCTATATCACCAAAAGGGATCAAGCAAACACTTTCAGCCGGAGTCGAAACCACGACGATAATTGGCGGTTGCGATAACCAGTACCTCACGTCGAGAATCTGCTATCCAGTAGTGACCGGGCCGCTATTCGACGTCACGACGCAGAACTGGAAATTCGGAGTGCTACGTTCGGCAGTCGGGATATCCTGCAATATCACGAAAGGCGACCTTGGCGGTCAAGAATATGACATTCCATTAGTGGTAGATGACTCTGAGAGCTTTGAGGGTGGCAATACCGTTACGTGGGTGCAGGCAAACGGAACCGCGATCTCTAATTGGAACCAACTCGTAGGAACGACAGGCAACCCTCCGATAGCGGCTGCATACGGTTCAGGGCCCATAACAATCTCGGGTGTTGACCTGAGCACGAACACGATTACCTTAGCCGTTCACCAGCAATATCCTGCAGTCCTATCGCCTGCTATTCCTACAGGTGGCAAGCTCTACCAGACAAGCGGGGGCATAGTCGATGATCCCGCGTATCTTGGTTACGATACACGAACTGGCCCAGGTGACAATGTAGCAAAAGAGCTTGTCTATTTCAATGCTGGCGTAGGCGCGTGCTCCGATCACTTTGGCACACGAGCAATCCCACACCTAGTAGTTGCCCATCCTCTCTCGCAGGGCGCAGTCGTTACATCTAATGCACGTGGCGAAAGCCTTCTCACGCAGGTTCAGAATGTTTGCCTAAGTGGAAACGTTAACTTCAAAACTACTCAACAAGGGTATGATCTTGTCTTTGAGACATACGTGGGCAATGACCTCTCACAGGATGGCAACCTGGTATTCAGCCTTGCGAGTGGCAACCTAAGTGATTATCAATACAATTATGGTAGCCCAACCGCAAACATGGTATGGGGGTGCGGCCCTGAAACTGGCGTTGATAAGCTGATGCTACCGAGCGGCGACATTCAATCTATCAATGACTACGGACGATGGGAAACGTGGATAAGCTCTGCTACTGCAAAAGCCGGAGATAGCGCTGCTCTGATAGCCGCGAATATGGTTCAAACTAATAATGCGGCTTTAGCACAGTCAATCGTAAACACGCAGCTAACATTGACTATTCAGGAGACAGATCAGGTCAGGTATCCTCGAGACTTTGGCCTCGGCGATAAGGTCTGTGTGATGATCGGCGATCAGCCAGTCTACGAGATCGTGACTGCATTTCAGTATTCAATTCCCACTTCGGCTACGGGGGCCGGAGCTGGAACCGCACTCGCGGCGGCGCTCTCTAAACAAGAAACGCAAGCGATGAAGATAGCAAAGAGCCAACAAGCGCAACTCAGAACGATGGATTTCGCGTAGGAGAGTTATGTTAAACGCAAGCGATACGGATTATAAAACTGCCGTGGCACAGAACCTAATCGACCACAGTGCAAATCTTAGTGCCATCAATGCCACATTGAATAACACGGCAGCGGTGAATGGTTCAAGTGGGGTTCTTGAGACACAAGCCAACCAACAGAACCAGATTGACGCACTGCCGGGAACTTCGCCAGGGGCGTGCGGCAACGGAACCGGGACTTTTTGGCTTTTTTACACTGGAACGGATAATGTAATACGCATGACAAAGAACGTTAACGGCACAGGATGGACATCAGTAGCAAGCATGGGAATAGCCGCATCTAGCGGCCCAACCGTTATCTACGACGCTAATGCATCACCCGACGTCATTCGGATATTTGCGCGAGATATGGACGGAGCAGTAGGTTGGATGTGGTATCCAGCATCCGGCACCGGCGCGTGGGGAAGGTGGACAGTTATTATCGGTGGGGTACTATAAATGGGAAAACGCTTTTGCGCGCACTTTGGTTCGTTAGATAACCTCAGTTGGTTGGCATCAGTAGGATTTGCGGAAGCCGGGTTAGTCTGGGACTGGGATGGTAGTACTACGGCTGCTGGTACTGCAAGTGCCATACACAACGCAGGAATCCCTACAGCCACATTCAATGCGTTCAATGATGGCAGCGCAGCGGTGTGTCAACCAGGCGCTGCCGGTGGTCCGTATGCAGGATACTTCCAAGCTCTTGCGAGCGCCGGTTGGAACTGTATTGCAGGTGAGGGTTGCGGCGGCTCTGTAGTTTCCACCGTTCAGAACTATTGCACGTATGTTAATTACGGCGGCATTGTTGGAAATAGTCAGGCAGATATGTACGCCGACCCGTGGGATCACCCGACGGGCGGTGGAAAAGGGCATTGGGATTATATTGAATCTTACGACAACAGCGACAATTACGTTGACCCGAGCCAATCAATCGGCTGGTCCAGATCAGCTGGCGCGGGACACCTCGGAATCCTTATCGGTAACTGGATGCAAGGCGTCGGCGCTCAGACGTATATAAACGTCGTTGATTCGACTGGATGCGACACGATTTGTTTTTGGGGGGGTTATAGTGCTTCATCATCGAGTATTGTGTCACTAGCGCAACAGTTAATCAGTCATTACGGAGCAACAAAAACAGGGGCAACTGGTGGAACTGCTGGGGCTACAGCAACAGCGGCGGCAACAACAGCGGCAACGAAAGCAGTCCTTCAGTGTCCCTGCAAGCACATTTCGATTGCATTCGTGGGATCATCAGCTAGTGACGTTTCACAGCACATTGAATTTAAAGTGCAAATCACTGGTCGCGCCGGATGGGTGGATAATAACGAGAACTGGATACACGGTAAACCATATACAGGCCAGCTTGAAATTTGGACGAGCAATGCAAAAAAAACGTGGTCGCTTGGAAAGATTTGGCCGGACAAGAACGGTGATTTCGCATTCTCGGTCGGAAGCGACACGGCTGAGAAAAGAAGTTATAGCGTCTGCTTCGTATGAGGTAATTGAAAATGGCACAAGCTTGTACACCTACGATAATAACCTTGTCAGGATGTCCTCATTGCGCGAACTTAGAATCAATGCTCAATAACGCCCAAATCAAATACACTGTTGATATGTCCCAGGCCTGCCAGTGCTATCCCTGCGCGGTGCTTTGCGACGGCTCGCACGTCACGAGTTGCGGCGGCAATGCTGAGAACGATGTCTTCGCAGCGATCCAGAAGTCGATTGCGGCAACGACAACAAAGACGTCAACAACTGCCCCCCTAAGTACTACTACTACAACCCCCGCCAGCGCCGCCAGCGTCACAACTACTCCGGCTTGGAGGACTACCAAATGGTCTAATGCACTGTCAGTCGATTGGGGTGCAAAGAACCCACTGCCTACAATCGCGCAGACTGCAGCAGGGTACGAACCGCCTGACGTCTCGCTCACGCCGGTATTGCCAGTACCCGTTCCGCAAGCAGCAGGACTCACAGTCGCATTAAGGGATCATAAGAAGATGCCGATAGCCAGAAAAGTTGCGTAACAGGAGAAAACACAAATGGTCGAAACTTCGTATCCGTTCAGAAAGCCAGGAGATACTAACCCTTTCGGTGCCACATTGACCGAGAACCAATGGGCTCAATTCAGCCGATACTTGATAGGAACCGGCGTTATGTCGGTAAGCTTCAACGATAACCTGGGGGAGTTGGAAGTAACTGCAGGCACGCTGCCATTGACAGTGGATATCGACACGGGTGCAGCGGCCATCCAGGGGCATTATTATCAAAATAATGCGACGAACACGCTTACGCTTAACGCGAACCTGGCGTCCGGCATTCGCGCTGACCTAATAGCGCTCGAATGCAAGTGGGGATTAAACGCAGGGATCACCGCGATAGTAGTACAAGGAACTAACGGTCTACAGTATCCATCAACTGACCCGCGATCCGGCAACCCAATGCCGCCGCAACCAGTTCAAACAGAGGGCGTCAGATGGCAACTCCCCCTCGCTCAGGTCAATATGGTTAACGGACATACGACGATTGTGGACACGGATATCGTTGACCTACGAAACTTCGTCGGCGTACAGGCGACGCAAAGCAACTCGGTAGTCGTGGCGATGCCTAATGCTCGTTCCACTATGAAGCAAAATGCCGACTTTCAGATTCCCGCATCTGCAGGATTTATAGATGCAGACGAGATCATAAACGAAGCCTTTTCAGTACTACCGGCATGTGGTGGAACGGTCATGCTCAGTGAGGGCGACTGCATCATCTCGGACAGTATCAGTCCAGTGATGGGTGCGAACCTCATCGGCTGCGGATCACAAACCACGATCACCTTGTCGGGCCTCGCTCCAGCAGGAACTCCGATGATAGTAGCTGGTTATGCGGGTGCGACGATCCGCGACATGGCACTCTTTGGTGGTGGTAGTACGTCAAGTATCTACACCACAACGCCGGTCACTACCGGACTTGGCAATCAAGGCGTTCTTGTCACGACTGGTAGCGTGCAACTCCTCAACTTAACCATCACCGGGGCGCAGGATTACGGCATTGACGTGACAAGTGGCGCAACGAGCAATGTAGTAATCAAGGACTGCACAATAACCTACGCATACGGCGACGGTATCTATTATCAGGGCGCTCTCGGAATCGTTGCTGACAACAAGATATCATACTGTGGCGACTGCGGGATACACCTTGCTGCGACAGCCACAGGTGGTGCTCAAGCCAACAAGTTTTCAGGAAACCTCGTAACGTATTGCGGGTTGCACGGTATAATTGTTGACGGGACTGCAGCAGCTGCCATTGTAGGATGGTATAACATGATCAGTAACAACGAGATCGGACAATGCGGAATGGCTGCCACTGGTTCTCCGTCGTGTATAAACTTGATAGGTGCAGGTATCAGATCTACGTCTTTAATTGGAAACTATGGGTGGACTGCTAACGCGCCATACACGAAATATGGAATCGGCATTTCAAGTAACGCAGTGCAAGACACGCGAGCGGTTGGTAACGATATGTATGACGCATCCGGAGGAACCGGCTCAAAGGACATTATCCTAAACGGGGCCACTCTTAGCGGCCTTTCGCTAAACCTTTACAACTCGTATCAAGCGTAAACGATGGTTTAGGAGGCGTTATAAAATCCCTCGCGGTGTTTATGTTCATAAAAAGGGTATTCGCCATCCTCACGCAGGCAGTCACGCAGCTAGACCCGGTGCTCGAGGAGTACGACCGAAGGCGCACCACCCCCATAAAAGTTATGTACATCGCCGTGGATATCATATTAAACGAATTGCGCCATATAGAACCGGAATTAAGCATAAAGCTTACGTCCACAAGCGCGGATATAAGATCAAAAGGGTCATGCCGTATAGACGCGGATATCACTTAAAACATAAGAGAATTGGCAGGTAAAGGAGGTGAAAAAATGACCGAAGATAAACTAGAACAGGAACAAGAACACGAAGAAGCTCGAATAAAGGCAGAAGGTTTGATTGAATCTGCTGCAGCGTCGGCGCGAGACTTAATAGATGATGCAGCTACTCGCGCCATGCTGCTTATTGCGGAAGCAGTCGAGAGAGCGAAAGAGCTGCTTCATGAGGCGGCCGTAGCTGAAGCTGAACGCTTAAAGCTAGAGAGATCACGAGATGACCCCAACAAAAAGTGAAACGACGGCAGCCGAGGAACTGCTTGCTGCGGCCAAAGTAGCTAAAGAAGAGATGATTTCAGCTGCCGAGACTGCGCGAGAGAAGGTTAAGAACGCTTGCGATCAAGCGCTATATGACCTCGACCGGGCGGGTCCTACTGACCGGCGACAGCTGAACGGCAGTTATCGGTGGGACCGTTCAGAGGGCATTGAAATGCGCACTGGTAAACTGGAAGTTGGTCAAGCTAAAAGGGGAGAGCAGATCATCGGATTGATCGATGACGTTGCCACTTTAAAAGACGTAATGACTGAGCAGAGCAACCGAATGACAACGCTGCGAGAACTCATCCTCGAAGTAAAAGACGCATGCACCGTTCGGATTGACGCACTTAAAGACGATACACGAAAGGACAAGATAAGGAACCAGCAATATGTTATCGGACTCGTGGTTTCATTCGTTGTCACGGTCGCATTATCTATCCTGTTCGGGTATGCACATTTCGTTAGATAGGGGAACCAATGGCACTTTATAAACATAAACTGCATCCGCACAAACCCGTTAACTCAAATGACCGTTTCACAAGCGAGCAGATAGGCTTTAACGCGAAATTGGCTGTTTGGCTTACGCAGCACGTAGGTTCTATGTGGACGGCCTACCTGTTCACGGTAATTTGTTTTATCGGTTTAGGTGCGATACTTGGATGGCTCCCGAACACGTTGTATTGGATCATAATGTGGCTCACATCTTCGTTCCTTTCGCTTACCATCCTGCCGATCATCATGGTCGGTCAAAACATCCTCGGCCGAAAGTCAGAGATGCAGGCAGACGAACAGTTCAAGACCACGCAGAAGACCTACCATGACATAGAAGAGACTGGCAAGCACTTGTCCGCGCAGGATGATGAGCTGTTAAAGCAGACGAAACTGTTACTCGAGTTGTGCAAACATGACTGACACTCGCTATTTAGGCGCGATGACGATGGGTGTTAATGACTCCCTCGTTGAGGTTACTGCAGCGATAGCAGGCTTAACTATTGCCCTGCAAAACGCTAGACTTGTAGCCTTAGCAGCACTCATTACAGGCCTAGCTGGATCGTTGAGCATGGCGGCAAGCGAATACCTCGAAAAAGAGACTGAAGAAGTCTTCGATAAAAACGTTAAAAGTCCTGCAGGCGCATCCATACGAACCGGCCTCCTGTATTTCGGGATCGCGATGGCCCTTATTATTCCCTTTTTATTGCTGCAGAGCTACGTAGCGGCACTCACCTGCACACTAGCTATTGCGTTTACCATCGTCGTCGGATTCACAATATATATCACGAAGCCTGAAGATAGGTATTTTTGGAAAGAGTTTCCGAAGCGAATCACATTATCATTTGGGATTGCCGCAATAGCATTTTTGCTTGCATACGGACTGCGGCTAGTCTTAGGAGTTTCAATGTGAGATTTAAATGGAGGTGATAAAGATGGTTAGTGAAGAAGCCTTTCGCGTAGCCTGCAAGACCGCTGGCGCGACACAAGTCTCGGAAGCAGCTGCTAAAGCTGCGATCGAGGTGTTAATCAACAAGCAGGTTGCACTCGCCCAGGCTGCAGTTGCAGCAATGCAAGCCGCAGGACGCACGCGGGTAGAACCTGAAGATGTACCTACAGCTTAGAGGGGTAACGCCCTTCTTTTTTATTTAAATGGAGGTGATAAAAATGGCAACCAAGACACAGATCGTATTTGATCCAGCTACAGGAATGGGCTGGCTTCCAGCGATAGTCGTAGTTCTGACATTCTTAGTGTTTACAGTCAATTCAGTAGGTCAATATTTCGTCTTAACAACGGTGCAAGCTGCGTTCGTTGGCTTTATAGCAACAGTATTGGCAGGACTCGTAACGCTCTTCACGACGATGGAAGTGCCAGTAGTAGACTAAAAAATAGTCTACTTTTTTATTTTTTTAGGTGACAAAACTAAACAGACCGATGGCTTACAAACCCTGCAAACCCGTCTCGTCTTGCCCTATAGAAGCAATCAAGTGCTTCAGGATCAATATCAAACTGGCAAGAATCAAGCAAGCGATGGTCGGCCACGAACTAGCTAAGAAAGTCCAGGAGTGCAGCGAAACCAAGTTCACGTCAGAATACGAGCATCTTCTTTATCATCCTTATAAAGACCATAATCATCAGTTGGTTATTACAATCGTGGACGATCTCGCTGAGATCAGTCCAAGAATAGACGACGTGTATCACGCTCGCCCGCGCAACTGCCTACGCAGGCGTTATCAGAGCATCAAGGATGTTCTCTGTGAAGATTGGCGAGCGCAGTCTTATTATGCTAAAGTGAAACGTTAACGCAGTGCAACAGAGACAGCAGTCATCGAGGAGGACACGGTTTCCATTTTGGGTTTAACAAATCCCACCACGGAAACGCCTTGTCTTCTTCACTCTCTTTTCTGAAATGCTTACCGCATGCTTCTCCGTTATTACCGTAAGGTTTCCAGAGGGCGCACCCTTCAGGCTTAACAGCGTGTATTATAATAAAAAGAAAGGGAACGCAAACGGGCTCCCGACCGCTCACGCCTTTTAAACTACTTGGTTATTTCACTGCATACGCAGATCGGTAACGCTGAACTAACTGATGCCGCGTAACTAGCATTGCCTGCAAACGAAGCATAGTAGGTGCGAATCCCTGGCGACGTGAAGGACGTTTGGTACGTCAGCGTTGAATACGCTGCTTTGTCCTGATACGTTGCACCTCCAAGAGTGTGGTAAATCTTTATAGGCTCCGCAATAGGCGCAGCAGTCCCACTTTTTAATGTGGCAATAAACGTCGCCGGTTTATTGACCCCGTAACACGACTTGTCAGCGGTTATGGTAATCTGGGTCGCTTTCTTAGTCGGTGTAGGTGGTGTGGGGGTGGGTGTCGGCCCAAGCTGACTCTCCATCGCGATAGTCCAACTGTCGCTCGCGTATTGCCGGATGTACGGTCGCGGGATCAAACCGAAGCCGCCACTGAATTTGGCGTATCCTTTGCCCCATCCTGTCCCCCAAGAGTTGAGGGTGATGTAGTAGTCGGCGTCAGTAAAGCCAGTTACGCCAAACAACGCATTGCAGTGACCGCCGATTGATGCGCCGCTTGGCATATCAATGATCCCATCGCTGCCGACGTCTTCGTATTGCTGGTAGACTGGCATCCCGTAAACCACTGGAAGCTTCGTCACGCAGAGGCAGTTGTCTATGTTCGCAATCATCTGAGTTGTTGAGGTGCCGTCAAGCAAGTAGTAGCTCGTAGACTCGGCTTTCACTGCGTCGCTGACTGCTTTCGCTGGCGGTGCGGTATCGAACTGGCTTATATCATAAGCCCAATCAGTTTCAGGTGCTACGCCATCCTGAACAGTTGCGTGAATACCATCTCTGATATTACAGCCATTATCTCCAGGATAATCGCCGCCAATAATCCTCGCATCGCGATAGACCAGTAGCCTGCAGCCTAGAACTGCCTCGATTCCTGCCTTAATCTGACACGCCTCAAAGGCTGACGTGGTTCCGTGTGCTACGCACGCGCCTAGTTGTCCTTGATTCTTGACTGTGCTGACTAAATTGGTTATGTCCGTTGGCACCAACGTTTCAGGTGCCATCAACTTCACGCGATCTTCGTATCTGTAATCTAAATGTGACGGCATCTGAGGTTTCCACCCCAGGCCGTGACCTTTCTTAGTAACGGTTATCATCTATCTATCATCCTCCTTACCAGAATCGTAAACAAACTGCTTTGAAAAATCGACTTGGGCCTCCCCGTGAAATGGCCCGTGGAACACACTGCTAAATGTTGATATCTTTGGTTCCGGTGCGGGTGCGGCGCCCTCTGCGTCTTTCACCATCCGGTCAACGCGCTCTCTTTGCAGATGTAGTTCAGCGCAGACGATTTTTAACCGTATGCGTGTGCGCGTCGGATCAATCCCATTATGCAAATCCACCAGGACTGATTCAAGTTCATCCGCTAGTTTTTCAAATGCGAAACATTCTGTATTCAATTCATCCTTGAGACTCATTTCTTTGTGGTTCCTCCTTTCTTTTTGGACATTCCTTTCTCCTTAACACCAGCCGCCTCGAGCGCCTTCATCGCTGCACAAATCGGCTGATGTTCACAATCGCTCGGAGAGGCACAATCGCACGCCAACATCTCATCTATTAAGTGTCCTTGCACACAACAGGTTGCTTTCATTTCTTCTTTTTACCCCTTCATCCCACTAAATGCCACGCAACGACGGCCATCACTACGATTATCAGGCCGACAAGTGTGCGTATCCAACGTTCGCCATCGAATACGACATTATGATACTGGCCGCCCTGGATCAACACACTTCCAATGCCATCAGCGATCACGTAGACGCCGCAAAGGCCGAGCACTAATAGTACCACATCAATCTGTGTCATCATAAGACTTCATTCCAATTTTGTAATCCGTCCCCATTCTCAACCAGCTCACGTGCGCCAACCTCATCCTTATTCACTGGTCTGGGCAGCTCCGATGGATCGAACATTCTAAACGAGGGCTGTCCGCGAGCATAAAGTTCATCCAGATCATGCCACTTTATTACATAGACCTTATTTTTAGGCCGCTTGTGGACTTGGATTGCCAAAAAACCACGTCGTCCGGAGAGCTGTAGATACTCATTAATACGCTCGAACTGATTATGTGGAAACATCTTCGCGAAGTTGTATCGTTTCGCAGGCACCCGACTCTTACACTCTATCGCTATATGCCAACTTGGATACGGTGAGTCAACGGTGATATCACAGCCGATAAAATTGGGGATGTTCTGATACTCGCGTCGCACGTACGCGGGAATACGATATTCCACACAGTAGTCAATCAGCGATGT